TGATAAAGTTCTTAGTTGATAGTGCTAAAGGCATTAATACTTCTAAGATTACCAAGGAGGTAAATCCTATGACAGAAGAAACAACAGCAGTTGTTGAGGCTCCAGAAGCACCAGCAGCAGAAGCAGTAGTTGAGTCAGTTGAGATCGCTCCAGAGGCAGATGCTAAGGCAGACACCGTAGAAGCAGAAGAAGAGACAACAGAGAAGGCTGCAAAGCCAGCATCTGGTGAAGAAACTCCTGCAGAAGATGCAGAGGAAACTCCTGCAGATGAAGAAGCGGAAGACAAGAAGCCAATGGCACCGAAGTCAGATGAAGTAATTGCAGAGTCAATTGCAGAAATCAAGAACACTCTAACATCAGCCTTTAGCGATCTAGTATCAACAGTCAAGTCCCTACAAGCCGAAGTGGAAGCACTTAAGGTTACAAAGGTAGACATCGATACAGTAAAGGAATCATTTGATTCAGTAGCAAAAGATATTGCTGCAGTGTCAACTGGTTTTAATGAATTTGGTAAGCGAGTAGATGCTGTGGAAGCAGACACCGCTTTCCGAAAGTCTGGCGATCTCGGCGAGATTGTACAGGATCAACCTGAAACGGTTGAAAAATCCCTATGGGGCGGTAGTTTCCTCAAAACAGCCGATCTATTAAGTTAGAAAAATCACAGGAGGTGACAATATGTCGGAACAAAATCTAGAAAAGAACCAGCCTGGAACATCAGGACAACTTGGTGGCACAGCCCCAGGATTGTATCAAGGACAAGGTGCATTTGCATCAGGGTCAGACGCAGGTTCAAACGTACCAGGTAACTATACTAATGGTGGAGAGTTGGGTAACATCCCAAACGCACTTACAGGAGTTACATCAGGTCCAAACGCAGTAAATCCTTCAGGTGAGGCTGCAAGCGGTATCCTACGCCCAGAGCAAGCACGTCGTTTTATCGACTACGTGTGGGATGCAACAATCCTCGCCCAAGATGGTCGTCGTGTCACAATGAGAGCCAACACAATGGAACTCGAGAAGGTCAACGTTGGTGAACGAGTAATTCGTGCAGCAGCGCAGGCAGTCGGCGATTACACAAACGCAGGTGCAACATTCTCAAAGGTTGAATTGACTACAAAGAAGATTCGTCTTGACTGGGAAGTATCTGCAGAAGCACTCGAAGATAACATCGAAGGTGCAGCACTTGAAGATCACATCGTACGTCTTATGACAAACGCTTTCGGTAACGATATCGAAGACCTTGCCATTAACGGTACAGGTGACTCAGATGATGGAGCATTCCTCGGAATCATGAACGGTTTCGTAAACCGTGTCAAGAACGATGGCGATGCACATGAAGCAGTTGTAACAGTATCTAACGATAACTGGACAACTGATGCAATGCAGAAGATCATTCTCGCAATGCCACGTAAGTATCGTGCTATCAAGTCTAACTTGAAGTTCTATGCTGGTACAGACGCATTCCAGGGAATCATCAAGAACAACGGTACACTTGCAGATGCAATCGCAGAAGCATTCGCTGGTACACCAGCAGGTACCCCTGCAAACCGTCAGGCTTACCTTGATGGCGCAGCACAGACATTCGGTGGAGCACGTACAACTCGTGTTCTCGGAATTGATGTGCAGGAAGTTCCTTACTACCCTGCAGGATATGTCGACTTGACATTCCCACAGAACCGTGTATGGGGATTCCAGCGTGACATCACTGTAAACCGTGAATACAAGCCAAAGAAGGACACTGTAGAATATACAGTCTTCGTACGCTTCGGTATTCAGTGGGAAGAGCAGGATGCAATTGCATTCGCTGATGCTGCAGCAGATGCATAATCTGTAAACAGTACACTTTAGGGGGAGTAGGAGTTAACGCTCCTGCTCCCCTTATCACTTATAATGATATAATACATTCAGGAGGAAATCATGGAAAATACAAATGAAAACCCTACAGTCGATGCAGTAGTTGAATCACCAGTTGTTGAAGAGGCACCAGTTGTCGAAGCACCAGTTGTAGAGGAAGCACCAGCAGAGCCTGCAAAGGAAGAAGTAAAGGTTGAGGAAGTTAAGGTTGAAGAGCCAACAGCAGTTCGCACAAACAACTTTGCTCACTCAGCATCAGAGCCACAGGCTCTAGGCTCAGTCGTTAATGGAGTAATGGGTGTCTCAACAGCACCAAAGTCAGCACCTAAGAAGTCTGCTGCAAAGCCAAAGGCAACTGAAGAGAAGGTCGCTCTGCATTCAACAAAGAATGTAACTTGGGAAGGTATTGGCAAGGTCTACCGTGGCTACAATATTGTAACTAAGGAAGCAGCAGAGAAGTGGCTTACACGCTCACATATTCGTACAGCAACACCAGAAGAAGTTGCAAAGGAATTCGGTAAGTAAGCAATGGAGGTTATGAGAGTTCCACCTTATCCTTTAACAACAACATGGACTTTGCCCATACCAAATTATGAGTATGTCGTTGTTGTAGAGGATTTGGTGGATCACTCAGTAGAAGAGTTAAACCTAGAGTCTGACGAAAACGGTATTGTAGTTTATGAACTGCCATTGGCAAAGGTTCAGTACGATAGAAAATTCTTTATCAAGTTCTACGATACAGAAAAAGAGCATACTCTTTACGAAAGCAACCTAGATATTATTCGCCCATACGTAAATCCAGAGACATTGGGAACAACAGCATCAGAGATCGCAGAATACAAAATGCTTGAACTCGTTGCTAGATCTATTATCGATACAATTATTAATGATGGTTTTTATAACCATAAGCAAGTTATCCAGTGCACAGGCCAGGGTAGCGATTATCTCCCATTATGGGTAGACTCATACAAGGTTCTAAAGGTTTATGAAAACAATGTTCTTGTGTTTGATATTGATACACCAGAAACAAACATGTATGACTACAAGATTACTCTAGATAACACTGCAATTCAAAGGGTTGTTTCTGGAAACTATAATACAAATGAGATTGCACCACCTAATATGCCAGTAGCCCGTGGTGATCTTGGATACTATGGATACCAGTCAGTAACATTCCCAGCAGGTTACGACTACACCCTTATTGTTGATACTGGATATAAAGCAATTCCAGCAGATGTGGAAGCAGCAACAAAGATGCTTATTGAGGATATCAAGTGCGGAAAACTAGATTACTACAAGAGATATGTAACTGCCTACAATACAGATCAATTTAGAATCCAGTTTGACAAGTCACTCCTTGGCGGTACTGGAAACATGATCGTCGATAAGATTCTGGATAAGTATTCTAATACAATTACTAAACCTGGAATACTATAATGTTTTGCGAAGAGCCAGATTTTATGTTTCCAATGCAGGCAGATATCTTCTACCCAATTGTGTCTCAGGGTCTTTATGGAGACCTTAACAAGCAGTGGATCATAGATCGAACAATCATTGGTAATTTTATTCCACTTAGCAAGACTGGAAAAGAAGAAATCACACCAAATGTAAATATCACAAAAGAGTCTATCCTTGTTTGCAGGGTAAAGAGCGATATCAGAATTTCTACAAAAGAAGACAGTAACTCAGTAACAAACATTATTGTTACAAACATTAAAGACCGCAATGGTAATGAGATTTATAAAGAGACTTCAGGTCCCCGCAAGAACAAGTCTACGATATACGAAATAGCCTCTCAGGAGCCCTTCCTAGGACCTTTCGGAAGCGTAGAGTACTACAATGTGGTATTGCGTAGATCAGAGAACCAGGCGAGTGACGCATGATTAAAATGAAATTTGATAGCCGTGCTTTTCAAAAGGATCTCAAGAATATTATTGATTATTCGACAGGATTTTTAGATGGAGTACAGATGGGCAAGAGGCAGTTCTTGAATAACCTAGGTCCTGAGATTACTGAGATGGCATCACAGTTTATTGACACCAACGCCAGAGTTGACTATGAATCACTTCATCATATTTACGAATGGTCGAGAGTGGGAGATTCAAGTGCAAGATTGTTTGACATTAACTTTACAGTAAGTAACCTTGGTCTTTCTTTTACATCAAACTTTAGACAGTCCCAATCAATTAAAGATGGTTCGAGAGTTCCTTTCCACAATAAGGCCTCTGTAATGGAAGCAGGAACACCTGTAAGAATTGCTCCATCAAATGCTGAGGCATTAAGATTTGAAGTTGGTGGAGAAGTTGTTTATACAAAGAAGCCAGTGGTTGTTGAAAATCCTGGAGGAAATACTCAAGGACAATTTGCAAATGTTTGGGATATGTTCTTTGGCAGATACTTTACTCAGGCTTTTTTAAGGTCAAGCGGTTTGGCTAGATACTTTGAGAATCCAGAAGTTTATAAGAGAAATCTATCTGCTGGTAAAAAGGGCGGTAGATCCACAGGACTCTCTGCTGGATCACGCTGGATAGCAAATGCAGGGAAGGTGGCATAATGGCTGAGACAACACTAAATACACCAGGGCTATGGGTTAATAAATACCTACAAGAAAAGATTTTTGGCGATACAGAAATCGCCGTTCCATTTTTCCCTACCAGACCGTCAACCATTGATGACTTAACAGAACAATGGATAGTTATCAATGATGAGAGAGTTTCTTACCAAGGCGTTGTAGCCGTTTATGACAGACTTATTAGAATGAGAAGGTCTCCGTTTCCACATATTAAATGCGAACAACTGCTTTATTACTTTTATGCAACTGAAAACACGGTAACTAATAACATGGTACAAATTCAAGAGGCAGTCCTTAGACTTATGGACCGAGGGGACGAAACAGCCGAAGAGATTAACAACTGGGCCAAGGGTAAAACTATAGGCAATCTACAGCCAAAATTCTACTTCCATAACTTCAAGGTTTACCAACTAGAAGAAGTCAGAGATATCATTGATTTTGGAACTGCTAGAACCTATGGTGGTAACAAGATTATCATTGACTTCGACTATCACCAAGATACCTCTATCTCTCAGTAGGGGTATTTTACCATAAAAGGGGTGTTATAATTATAACGAGGAAACACGCCTACAATTTCAACAAAGAAAAAAGAGGTGAAACACTATGGCAGATTATACAAGAGGTACGAGCAACAACATTATCGTTGGTGCTGCAGCACTTTTCACATATGAAGCAGGCGTTTTAACAGACGCCGATCTTCCAACCTACGTTGATGGCGATTCATTCCGTAAGACACTTACAAATGACGCTGACTTCCGTAACGTTGGTTACACAATGAACGGTCTTGAAATCCAGTTCCAACCAGACTTCGGTGAAGTTAAGGTTGACCAGGTTCTTGACGTTGCTAAGTTGTACAAGCAGGGAATGCAGGTCTCATTGAAGACAACATTCGCTGAGTCAACACTTGAGAACCTTTTGTTCTCACTAGCAGGTAAGGATGCAGACCTATCTTCAGTAGGTGGAAATCCAACACTTAACATGAGCGCAGGAGACATTGGCGAATGCCCAGTTGAGCGTGGTCTTGTTGCAGTTGGTCCAGGTACAGGTGACTGTGCTGTCGGATCAGAACTAGAAAGAGTTTACATTGCATACCGTGCACTCTCAATTGAGAATGTTACAGTATCTGCAAAGCGTGATGAAGCGACAATGTTTGAAGTTTCATTCCGTCTTCTTCCAAATGACAATGCGTCATACGGTAAGATCGTAGATCGTACAGTTCCAGCAGCATAATACAATTTAATATATGAGAGGCTCAATCCTTCGGGGTTGGGCCTTTCTGTTTGGTATACTTATAAGATGGCTACAGAAATATATCAAACAGGGTTTATCCAGTTAATAGATGGAACAGAACTGGAAATCTCACCACTTAAGATTAAATATCTTAGGAGATTTATGGACCAGTTTGAAGATGTAAAAGCAGCCAGGGGAGATATTGATGCGATTTCTGCATTAGCCCAATGCGCCATGACATGCATGAAACAATATTATCCACCACTATCTAAGTCTATCGAGGACTTTGAAGATGCCATTGATTTAAAAAATATCTATAAACTTTTAGAGTACGCTGCAGGAATTAAAATAGATAAAGATTCACAAGAGGGTGTAAAGGATCAGGCTGTTAAGAGTGGTGCTAGTTGGGAAGAGTTGGACTTGGCAAAACTAGAGTCTGAGGTATTTTTGCTGGGGATTTGGAAAGACTACGATGAGTTAGAAAGATCTCTGTCTATGCAAGAGATCACATCTATATTAAATATAAAAAGAGAAGAAGATTATGCTAATAAGAAATTTCTTGCAGCCATGCAGGGAGTAGATCTTGACAAGGGTAAGGATAACTCTAACGCTTGGGAAGAGATGAAGGCCAGAGTATTTAGTGGTGGCAGAACTGGAGATCCAAAAGATATTGTTGCTCTCCAAGGCGTAAGTGCACAAAGGGCTGGATTTGGTATTGGCATGGGTCTAGAGTACGAAAGAATAGACTAAAAATAAGCATGCTCTATGGTATAATTAACTAACAAACCTATTGGAGGAATAATGTCAGAAAAGACAGAATCAAAAGTAAAGTCAATCACGCTTCTTGATGGAAGCAAGGTCGAAGTCCGACCACTCAAGATTTCTCTACTTAAGCCATTCATGAAGAGATTTGAAGATCTCGCAGGAGTTTCAGAAAACAATGACGAGTCAATGGATGTACTCCTTGATTGCGTTGAAATTGCATTTAAGCAGTACAAGCCAGAACTGGCAGAAAGCCGTGAAGCACTCGAAGACAATATCGATTTGCCAACAGTTTATGAAGTTATTGATGCAGCATCAGGTATCCAACTTACCGATCCGACATCAATTCTTTCAGCACGATAAATAAAAAAGAATAGGGGTGTTATGAAAAGTGTCAGATGTAAATGCTAATATTGGTATACATTTTGACACCAGTGACGCCCTAGCACAATTAAGGCGACTTCAGGCTGGTCTCAGCAAATTTAATCAGGCTCTCACTGAAGGCAATGTCGCTGCTGCAAATGCTCAAAAGGGTCTAAACGCACAACTTGTCCAGTCTATTAATGCAACTGGCAAGTTTGTTGCGTCCCAAAAGAATATTGCTTCTAGTACAGCAGCATTTACTGATGCACTAGAAAAGAATAAGTTAAGCATGGGCCAGTACTTTAGGTACACGGCTGCAGCAGCAACACAAAATAGCAAAGTGTTCTCTAATGCGTTTAAGCAGGAAAAGGACACACTTAATCGTGCAATGAAGGATAGAGTTAAGGCTCTGCAAACTCAGTACATTCAACTTACAAATGCCAACGGAGATCTTGTAAAGGTTCTCCAGGTTGTTCCTAAGCACCTTAAGATGGTAAATGGTGAGTATGCTGATTATGCTACAAGAACTCAGATGGCTGCTCAACGCCA